AGAACGGGGCGCTTTGCCATAAATAGTCCTTATGTGGAGGATGGAATTATGCGGGTGAAAGGGTATTCAGGGCGGCGACACCCGCATGCGCCGCCGCCCCGAACTTCGTTAGGCGCCTTCGACGAAGGTTGCCGTGCCGATAACAGTGAGGTTCGTAGTGAACGTAACGATCTTGGTCGGGTCGACATCTTCGATCTGGTAGCCAATCACCCACGCGCTACCGCTGAAGAGATCACCCGTCGCCGTCTGGCCCGCTACCAGGTTGACCGGCAGCTGCAACTTCCAGAAAATGGGAGCCTTCGGCGTTGTCTGAAAGTTGGTGTAAAGCAGAGTCTGACCGGGATCGGTCGACACACGGTTGCCCTTGAGCGGGATGGTGCCGAGCTTCTGAAGGACCGGGGCGATCTCTTCCGTGGTGCTCTGCAGGTTGGTGGTGGAGACGGTTCCGAGCTCGCCAGCCTTGTACGGCGCGCTGGTGATATCCCCGACAGGGACGTAGATTCCGCCTGATGTGGCACTGACTGAAAATATCGCGCCTACGCCAGATTGAGCTTTGCTGGACATGGTTTGCTGCTCCTGTTACTGCAAGATGCCGCGCCCTCGCGAGCAACGGGGTACAACTGGTTAGGCGCCCTGAATGGCGAAGTCGAAGTAAAACTCAGCCGAGCAGCGAAACTGCCGAGCGTCGTTGTCGAAATAGTCGATCGGCTGAATCAGCCAGCAGTCTGCAATGACAAAACCGTTCGGCATGGCCCCATGGAATCCGTTGAGCACGGCAATCGTGGCGTTACGCAGATCATTCGCGGCAAGATAGCTATAGCCGCGTAAGTCCAGCTGCACCCGGCGGCGCTGCATGCCAGATGTGCCAAAGATTGGCCGCTGGCTGCCGCCTACAACGTGGTAGGTGGTGGCAGGCAACTGCGTATCTTCCGGCAATACCACCGGAAACACCCGCGTGGCCTGCAGTGCCACCAGCGATGCAGCCGTCGAGAGCAGTGAATAGAGTCCAGTTTCGAAGCTCATTACTGACTCCCGTTGATCTCAAGACACATCAGGTTGATCAGCATGTTGCGCTTATCGACGTTGTCCACGGCTTGAATCAGATAGACGTGGGTGGTGCCGGCGGCATCCAGGAAGAGCACCTGCATACCTGGGGCGATGACAGGCGCCGCCGCCCAGCGGATAGTGATGATGTCTGTCACTTGAGAGCTGAACTGCGCCGACTGATAATCTTCCTTCTTCGCTGCAGCGGTGATCGATGCCCACGGCGAACGGATAATCTCCCATCCAGTGCTGCTCTGGCCGCCGGCAGCATCTACGGCTGTGCCTTCCTGCTGGATCTGCACCATGTGGCGCAGCTGGCTGGGATTGATGCCTAGCCACTTTGACCGCACAAGCGAGGCATTCGATGACTTATTCGCCATGTCAGAGCCTCAAATCGCGATACGGCATGAGCAGCGACTTCACCGCAAACGGAATATCTTCGTTGTTTGGCACGCGATTTTCGTTCCAATATGCTGCCAGCATCATGATCGCCGTGCAGATCTCCGGCGGCACGGGATTTCCGAGATAACCTACACCCGCATAGGCTGCCGTGGGAGCTGCAGCCAGGGTTGCATTGCCGCTGTTGTCGACCGAATCGATGGCCGTGCTGAATCCGTTGAAGCTAATCGCAGCACCAGCGTCCGCCGACGTGAAGGTATAGCCTGCACCGGCTGTGATGATTGGATTGTTGGCGATCACCATCACCTGCACATTGCCGCCATAGCCGCTAACGTAGTCCACGGTGACAGCGTTTGAGACCACGCGCGCCACGGGCCACATCTCGCCAAAAAGAGGCATGAGACGGGCGGGCTGGGATTGCAGATCTTGAATGTAATCGTCCGGCGTCAGCAGAGTGACAGGCTCGCCGTTCTCATCCTGGTATTGGAAGTTGACCATCTTGTAGACGGTCGGGTAGGGCAGCAGAATGGCATAGCGGATGCCGACCAGCACCGCGTTTGAACCACTAACGAACGGGCTGCTGATCCGCTGGCCGCTCATCTTGAAATCCACATAGCCGGGGAAAAAATCCATCAGTAGGCGGACAGTGGTGAAGAGAAAGCGGCGCTGGGTATAGTTCTCACACCAGCGGCGCGCGGCCGTGATCAAACTGGCCATCAGGGTATCGTCGGCTGTGGAGTCCAGGCGCAGATAGAAATCCAACTGCTCGACGGACACCGGCTCAGATACCGGCTCGACTAGTGTGATCAATCCCACGGGCTATTCGCCTTCCTGAGCTTTCTTCGTTGAGCCTTCGCCCTCGGCCGAAGTAACGTCTTCCGCACTCCCCTTTGGAACTGGAAAACCGTCTTTGTCTTGACCGACGGCAGTCCAATCGCCAGCATCGAGTAGATCCCCGCTACTCTTCTCCGTCGATACGGCATCGGGAGCAACAAAGGGAACTACTTTCGCAGGTTTGCGGCCGCGGGGAGCTTTGTACTCTTCGCAAATCCCCGAATTGATCCAGTGACCGGCGAGCACATCATCGATCTCGGCGATCGAGTTCGGAGCGAATGAGCATTCGGGAAGGTCATACCGATCGTCCGCACCACATGAAATTGATTGAATGAATCGAACTTGCATAAGAACCTCGAGTTTTATAGGTGAAGAGTGAGCGGTGGGACGGGCACGAACAGCCGCCCCACCGCTTTGCAGTAGGCAAACTGCCGTGGTTTAGGTGGCAGAGTTGACGAAGACGGCGACGGGGTGCGTGCCGGCATCGAGCAGATTGCCATCCGCCCGGAGGAAGGCCTGGAAGCCAACCTGCAGGTAATCGGCATACCGCTCGACCAGACGCATCACCGTGATGCCACCGGCAACCCGGCGCATCTTGTATTTGGTGAGGTCGCCAAAGAGGATGGAATCCGCATTCGCAGCCATCTGCGGCATGTCGTTGTTGATTACATACGGATGATCGAGAATGGACGGCTCAGCCCCCTGGCCGAAGCTCGCGGTGAGCGCCGGCTGCCAGAGAGGACGATTCGCGGAATCGACCAGCTTCTTCAGCGCCTTCAGAGTGTAATCGTGGAACATGTACTTACTCTTGGGGCGGTAGGCCGGATCAACGGAGTGTTCGAGATCGACCAGGTTGTTGTAGCTGACCGTGGTGGAACCGCCCGTGGCGGCCACAACCGTGTTACCGGCTGCGACGGCTGCGGTGACGATGCCTTCCGGCTCCGTGGTGCCGACGCCGACCGTAAGCTTGGTGTTCAGGATGCGAGCCAACCGCACGCCGAGCGCCGAAGCGATATACGCGTCCAGGTCGAAGTAGGAGTCCTGCATCATCGCCAGCGGAACCAAGACCGAGTTCGAGCTGAAAATGAAGCTGTTGAAGGTAACCTGCGAGAAAGCCAGTGCCACATTCGTGACCTGGACATTCTGGCCGATGATGCTGCCGGCGTTCGCCGTATCGTTCACGGTCGGCCAGGGCAGCGGAGCGCCAGTCTCAGTGTCGAAGGTATCGATATTCCCGACCATCCCTCCGAACCACTTGAGCGCCTGCTCGAGCTGATCGCTGAAGCCCGTGGGCACCAGGTATCCGCCGGCCGCGCCCGTTCCGGTGGACTGCGCGGCGTTCATGAACTTCGACTGCATGACCTGGCGATCTTCCGCCGGCAAACCCTCGATACCATTGCGCAGGAAGCCAGAGAAGGCCTTCGCGTGCTTCGGATCCGCTTCACGCTTGCCCTTCGTAGCAGCGCCTTCGATGATCGAAATCACCTTGTCTGGCTCTTCCTTGCGGAGATCGTTGGAGATGGCCGCCGAACGATCCGCGAGCTTGATGCTCTCTTCGTTGGCCGTATAGTCAGTCTCGAGCGCGTGAAACGACTCCCGCTCGGCAGAGGTGAGACCGCGATTGTTCTCAGCCTTCGCCTTTTCGACGATGGCATTCATCTGGACAGAGAGGCGCGTGTTGGCCTCCTGCAGCTGCAGCTTATAGCTCATGGTGTTCTCCGGGGTAGTTCAGAATGGGTGCAGCAAGGTGCGTGCCCGCGAACCCCCGAGGGCTCACTGCATCGCTTGCCTCGTCCCGTTGGCTTGCGCCGGTTGTGCGGGCTTGGCTTACGCTTTGGGTTTGCCGAGCAGGGCGAGACGCGCCTCATACTGGCTCAGGTTGGAATCCTCTACAGTGTTGCCGCCGCAATCCACGCAGTCAGCATCGTCACCGGCACAGCTTTCGCAGTTGTCATCACTGCAATCGCAGTTGGCGCAATCACCCAGGCCGCAGGGGCCACAGGTGCACTTGCAGGTATCGTCGGCCGTGGCTTCGACTTTCTTGAGCGCCTGCGGAAGGTTCGGCAGCTTCGCTGTGCCCTTGAACGAGCGGGCCAGCGCCATAGCCGATTCTTCGTCCTCTTCCGACGCGATCGCAGTGGCGAAACCTTCGTCAACGCACTGCTGACCACTCAGCCAGGTCTCCGCGTCCATGATGGCCTGGATCTCGGCGGCCGTCTTACCCGACTTCTTCGTGTAGCACTCGCCAATGGAAGCGCCGATCGCATCGAGCAGATCCGCTGTCTTGCGCATCTCGCGAGCATCCCCCAGGGCAATCGTCCACGCGTTGTGAATCATCATCATGGCGGCAGTGCCCATGGTGATAGTGTCGCCCGCCATGGCGATCACGCTGGCCGCCGACGCCGCAATGCCGTCCACAAACACATCGATCGGCTTCTTTTGCGCGCGCAGGATGTTATAGATCGCGATGCCCTCGAAGACGTCGCCCCCCGGGGAGTTGATGCGCACCTGGATGCGATTGAAAACTCCCGCTTCCTTGAGCGCATTGGTGATGGTGGCGCCGGAAACGCCCTGATCGCTCCACCAGTCGATGCCGATCTCTTCGTAGATCGTTAGCTCGAGCGTGTCAGCCTGCAGGGAGGCCTTGAACGACGGCCGGAGCGCTGCACCGCGTACCGGATGGAGGGTCGAGTTGTGCTTCCGAGTCTTCATTGCTATCCGATCAGCGCTTTGAGCAGCGCGTTATAGGCTTCGTCGATGAGGGTGGTGGCAGTTTCCGATGCGTTTGCGGCAGTCCAACTGGAGGCCTTCGCCGAAATGGTTGACGCGTGTGCGCGAACCGACTTTTCGTCATCCTCAGTGAGCTTGCCGGGGCCACCCAGGTGCATCACCAGCATCATGCTGGCCATTGTGGTGAGGATTGCGGAGAAGGTTCCCTCCACCCACTTCGCATCGGCATTGCTACGTTTCACCGTGCGCCCTACGGCGTCACGGAAGAGCTTGCGGTATGCGTTGATCACCGGAGCGCGGCGGGAGTCGGTGATGGTCTCGCCGTTGTTCGAATCGGTCGGCGGCGCTGCAGGCTCGGCGTCCTTTTCCTTCATGAGCGATGTGAGCGGCACCATGTTCAGCGGAACGATGCGAATGTCGCCGCCATCTTCCTCCGAAATCGGGTTTTGACGCATGATCTTCAGCACATCGTTGGCACTGTAGACGCCCATATTGCGCAGGACGTTGAACCCGGCCGTCTGCGAGGTGAAGTCGCCACGCTGAAAGTCGTTCATATCGTGCTCTGTATAGAAGCCGCTGCCAATCCCGATGACCTTGGTATTCAGCTCCTGCTCCATGCCCACAGCCCAGGGGCGCAGCGTGTAGCGCATATAATCCAGCGCCTGATGCTCGATGTTGTTATTGGTGGCGCGCTGCAGATCCTGCAGGAGATGCATGGGCATGCGGTAGAGCGCGGCAATCTCAGAACGC